GTCTTATTCAAGGTGAAGATAAAATATGGCATATCGCGACTGATGAAGACGATCTCAATGATAAATATGTGCCATTTGTTTGCTCTCTTTTTATGTTTTAATGATATACATCATGTAGACGTTACGAGGTCTGGTTTCGTTGCCGCCAGCAGCGTTACTGTCAAATAAGCCAGAAGGACCGGATTGTTCGCCTTGAGCATGGGCCGTCCCACCTACATCTACATCATTAACCTTAATTTCGTGTATATGCTCTAAGAAATCCTCAGCCTGTTTTGTACCAACCGCGTCACCAGTCGTACCATCACCACGGTCTGTACGACTCCCGGCATCCGGATCATTTCCTGCGGTATTATCAAAGCCACGAATAAACTCGCCGCGTAAATCAGGAATATCGAATGTAGTTGATCCGTCTCCAACACCATAATTTGTTCCTATAACGGCAAACAGATCGCTAAATGTTGTCCTTGAAATCTCGGCACCATCACATTCAAGATAATCTGATGGGATGGCGGGAACGGGCCATGCTGTTATTGATCCTGTTAAGACAGAATTTGCTGGCACGTTAGCATCGATAATAAAATTGTCCGCGCCACTCCTAAACTTCAACTTAATTCGTTCGGTCGCGACTATCTCACCGCCCACAAGAGCACCTAGAGAATTAACAATACTCTTAACGCCAAGAGTCGCAACGTTAACAGTCGATGCTCCTGCGTTAGTGTTTCCAGCTATAAACTCAACAGCTAACCCGTCTGTATAAGCTGTAATCGATTGTATAGAGCCTACGGTCGTTAATACGTAGGCGTTTGCTATTCCGCTGTCGGTATAAAAATTACTGTTTCCGGCATAATCTGCAAGACCCTTACCAACCTGATTTAGATCCGCGGCGCTTAATGTCTGCCCTGTTTGAGTGATTACATTCTGTAGCTCACTAGGTACCTGGTTCCATTCGTCTGCGGCAAGATTGCCACCGAGAACTTTGTCATTTAAGTCTTCCACATTTAACCACCTTTATACTTGTTCAAAGATAACATCACAATTCACTGGTTTTAATTTGTTAAATAAGCATTCTATAATTGAAAGTGTCATGTTGCCAAAAGGCAGAGGGAAGGTATACGGGAACCTTTCACCATCAACCAGTGTAAACGTGACAATAATTGTAAACCTGGCATCCCTGCTGCTATTAAAAAAAAGTATTGGAAACACCATCGGAAACGTGCCATTTACGGAGCCGCTCCTTATAGTGACATCTACCCCAAACAATAACGCCAGATCAATAAAATCCTGCTGTGTTTGAATCCCTAACGAGGCAAGTTTGATAACGACATGTAGAAGTCTCTCATCAATTGACCCCGTTCCAGGGAAACAATCGTCCGGGATCTCTACTGATGATTCCCATTCATCAACGAATTTTACCGCCTCATCCGGAATAATTTGCTCACAATATTCCTTGATTAAACCGTTTACGCGGAATAATTCACCCGCAAGCCCACGCAGTAATCTCCTAAATGTACTCCCATCCTGGTAACGAGAAGCAAACAAACACCCGCCCGGTAAATACCTCGCCAAACTATCGGTGTATTGCTCAATGTCTCTACGTTCTGCGCCAGCCATTTAAATACTAAACGTTACATTGCCACGCGTGCCGATCTCGCCCACACCGATTGGAATGTCACCGATTGGTTCAGTTAATGAAAACGTTAGTACGGTATCCCCTGTTTCCGTATCAACGGTATTAAATATAGTAGATCGGTATGCATCTTCATCGATATTAACGCCGACAAAGGTACCTTCGGCATAAAATAAATCCAAATTCGCAGTGATAGCATTTTTCATCGTCTGCGTATTTGGGGTTAGCGCGTCAAACACATAATCCGTAGGCACAGCAGTCGGGGCAAAAACGCCTAAATCAGACACGTCTGTGTTGGCCGGATCAATTTCTAATATCTTGTTCTTTACTGTAGTCACCTCTGATCCTGAAGGTATCGGATTGACGTCATTGTCTCTCATAAAATACACTTTCAGTGTCCCAAGAGGAATAATGAGCGATGACAAAATTGTTCCTGACGATGCGCCTAACGGCCCGGCGATTATATATTGGAATGTCGTTGTGTTCTCAACCAAAATAGGCGCATCGGTGACATTATAACCGGCAGGTGAGGCACCTGTAATCGTCACTAGCTGACCACTATTCAAATCCTGCGGCGTAGCGAGGATAGCCGTTGCAACATTGTCACCTGCTGTATTTGAGATTGATACAATCGAAGCCGTCCCTACTATTGTGCCTGAACGCTGAACAAAAACACGTGTGACACCGGCAACCTCCTTTGCTTTGTCAGTAATATCCGGGTCATTAAAGTGGGCTACCGGGTTTTGTATCTTGTCCAGCATCCGTTCTCGTAAACTGACGTCTGTTTCTTGATCGGTTCCGCCTCCAATAGCACCAAAGTCCACGCCAAAGTTGTCATCAACTCCGGCTATCGGGCTTTGTAGTTTTAGTAATGTGCCCGTCTCTAAGTTCTGATCTGATCCGAACTCATCTGACTGGATAGGAATAGAGGCTGACGTGAAACCGACTAATATCGCGGCACTTGGTGTTGCTGGTGTTGCAGGTGTACCCACTACCTGATATTCAAACGTATCAAGCCCTGTAACGGTAATCTCCGCATCGATGACATTGTATTCAGTTTGATCTGCACCTGTAATTGTCACCGCCACATTACTGGCCAGGTTATGATTGCTTAGTGTTGTGACGGTAGCAGTTTGACCTGATCTAACAATACCGTCCGGTGATGTAACCCCGATAGATTGATCTGATATTGTTCCGGAGCTTGTCGTCGTATAGGTTTCCCCTGACGCGGTCAGTGTCGTCCCCAAAGGGATAACAGACGTTGCTGTCCCGGATGCAACACAATTACCTGTGGCCTGTGTAGCGGCCTGTCTTTGTTTACCCCATATATCGGCCCATTGTTCTAAAAATTCGTCTGTCGCCGTGTCCGGGAAATTCTGCTTAATCGCCTCCAATAACTGCAAGTAAAAATCAAAAATTCTATTCGAGGATGAAGCAATTAATGCGAGTAACCAACTATTTTTTAAACGGGGGTTTGATTCCTGTAACTCGCGTTGAACATCGGTAAGTGATCTGTTTTCAACTTCTATTGCTGTTTCCGGAATTTCAAGCGCCATTATCGTCTCCCGGTATTATCCCATAGGTCAAAAAATCGTCTTTCAACTTTGTCAAGACTCCTGCCTACGTCAATAGCCAGGACTAATTTATCTCTGGGAACATCAACAGTGACCCCTACGACGGTGATAAAGACCGCAAAACCATCGTCAACAAAATTTTGCGTTGCTGCTCTAGCCTCGTCTGAAATCCTTGCTAAATTAGTTGCAGTTACCCGTGCCTGCTCAAACAACCAGAGTTTTGATCCGTTCTCAAAGTCCTTGCCCTCGTTCCCGATCCATCCACGGCGGAATCGTGCATCGAGAACCTCATTGTTATTTGCACGGCGTTCGCCGAACAGGCTATAAAGGAGGGAAGTGTCAAAAAAATCGGCGGTCTCAATATCGCCATCGGCATCGATGTTAATATCATAAAGGCCGGTATCAGGATCTATTGTCAAAACGGCGTCGGTAGTTGCGTTAACTGTCATTGCGGAACACAAATAACACAACGAGCTAGATCAGTCAAAGTGATGGCTTTATTGCTTTGCTACTTATAAGAGGTTAGGTAGCTGGGTAGGTAGCTGGGTAGGCTATCCTATGGCTTATTTAACTATGCGGCGCGCCAGTGTCGGTCTCAGTGTCACCATCTGAATCTGCGTCTTGTGAGTGAATATGTGTGTTGCTTATGTCGGTGCCGTCACTGGTGACAACATCGCTTAGTGTCGTATCTCCGGTCACAGTCAAGTCACCATTGATTGTTACTAGCGGTGAGTTAATCGTAATATCGCTCGCATCAATAGTTATTTTTCCCGTTCCGCCGCTTCCTGTTTCAATATCCAAGTCGCCATTTGACCGCCAAATAATAAATGCGTCAGTGGGTGGATGGTAAAATGCTACTTCACCACCGGCTAGTTTAGGCCTATCTTTTGGGGTCCAGGCAATAATGCCGCGGTTGTCTGGGTTGCCTTGAATTGAAAACACGAGACCTAGAGCATCCTCCGGGACATTCCCGTGAAGCCCATAAGGGAAGATCATAAGCGCATCCGCAGCCTTGCCCATATACTCGATTTGCTGGATATGGAACTTGTCAGGATCGTCTATACCTGGCTTGACCACCCTCGCCCATTTCAATAAATTTCGGATCATGCTCATATCGTTAACAGTAACCATAAGATAAATATGAAAATGGATGAAAAACATAATACGAATAAGGTATGCCGCCCTGATGTCTTATAAATTCGTGGCGGTGGTGGAGGCGGGGGCATAGATACCCCGTTTATCCGGAGTCCTTTTTCAATTTGATTTGATGTGTGTTTTTTTGTCATTACAAAATTCACTATTTAAGGTTTCAATATAGGCATAAACCTTATTTTTTAATTCCGGGAAAACCCATATGTCATAACGCTTAAGCCCCTGAGATTCCTTTCGCGCCCGGCAGTCCTTGACAGATTGATTTCCGTTTTTCATTTGATTAATGCAATTTTTTCTTACCCGATTCGCGTAAATAAGGCTCTGTATCATTGCCTAAGTATTCAAATTCCGTTTGATTGCACATGCAGTCGTCATTTGATTCTTTTTCTGCCCATAGTTTATTAATTTCACTCATTGCATTATCAGAACACCAAGTACCATCGTTTCTATCGTATTCAATATCATTCTTACCATAGTGATAAGGAACTTCAACCTCATAATCAATTGTCATACGAATCCTTACTTTTTTCCTTACTAAAGTGCAGTCCTGTTTGTGAAAACAGCCTATTTTTTCATGGCAATAAAAACATTGTTTTTTTTCACTGGCAGGTCTCATTGAATCTTTTGTGACTACAAATTTAATCATGCTGCTGTTTTGGGCTGCAACGAAATATAATTTTAATATTTCCGCCTATGTTTTCACTTGACACGAATGTTGCTGCTGTAAATATTTCAGTTTTACCAGACTCGTCAAGCACGGATAATTCAATTGTATTATTTTTATTTGATTCCCATTCCCGTATCATCTTTTCATTTTCGACCGATTTTGAAAGTTGAAACGCAACTAATTTTTCATCATTGAACATTTCTATTAATGTAGATTTATCTACTTCTCTCATTATCTCAGTCATTGGCATTAAACTCCTGCTTCTCGTGCAACGATAAAATCTATTACAGCCTCACTGAATCCGTCAATATGCGTCCAGTCATAATAACCGACACCGTTCCTATATGGCGCGACATTAATCATATAGCCTTTGTTTTTTGGGACAGGCAAAGAATCCTCGGTGTTTTGTTCGTCCGTAAAAACAATGATTCGATCATAATCGACGTTGTCATTTATGTGCTTAACAGAATAAGACAGACGGGTGCAGCCATGAGGGACGGAATTTTCAATTGCATCGGCTAAAGCCATGCCTTTGCGTGGAGCAATCTCTTCTATTTTGTCGCTAAACACAAACACACGGCAATATGTAAAAACGCCTACCGCTAAAATAGCCAACGCTTTCGCGGCATCGAGACGATCCAAGTCACTTTTTGACGATATATTTGTCCCGATCATGCTCCAACTTGAGTCAATTAAAAGGACTGTTTTACCGATAATTTTTTCAAGTCCATTAACGGCCAACTGCATTGCCTTGTCAATTTGTAGCTCCCATCGTGGGACTGCATGCGCAGCAGATAAGAATCTAAACGGTAAGGCTTTGCTCTTTGCAGCACCATTTTCTAACGCGTCAAAAACAAGAGTTTCATTGACGCCCGTATCCGCCATATTTCTAAGGTTTCGCAATAAGGCCATATAGCCTAATTTCTTTTCCCGTAGCAGACGTTCAAAAGTTTCTTTCTTGTCCGCACCACCGGATAAACTTACCTCCCATGTATCCGGGGCCGTAAGCGTGCCCTCTATTAATTCCTTCCAGACCGTTTCCTGTTCTTTATCTTTTGGTTTGGCGTGGCAAAGAAACAGAACATCGCGCAATTTAATTTTATTGTCACGATTATATTTTGATAATTGATATCGATTAAATTTACGGAACGCATTTGCAAGGCCGAGCTTCACTTGCTTAGACAAAGGGCATCTTCCGTCTTTCCAATAGATAGCTAAGAACTCGGTTAATTCGTCCGCACGGCAGATTGTATTCGTGATAGTTTTTCCTACCATCTTACCCGTGTGGTTCCGCGCTAATTCTACGGCTAAAAATAAAGGCGCGTGGCGTAGTTTATAACTAGTCCTAGCCTCAACAATCAGTATGGCAATATCTTCTGGCTTAACCTTTTTGCTTAGATCTCGAATACGATCTGCAATAGATTCGCCGTCTTCATAAAAGGTACCTTCCCACAACATGCAAGATAATAAAGTCCTGCGTAACTCCTGCAATGGTGAGATATGTTTGGCTTTGCCGCCTTCGTGAGTATAGACGGGGCTAGTGGATTGGTTTAATTGCATATTTAGATTCCTCATTTGAAGAGGTTTAGGAGACAGGAGTCCGTGCATTGTTAGCGCGGCCACGCAGGCTATTAATGCACGTACTCCCTTGTAACTGTGGAGGGAACAAGCAACAACGGGGTCGATTTCTATAATGAAGAAGTATCCGTTATCTTCGCCACTCCAATAACTGCATCATAAAACAATATCCGGTAATGTCAATAGCCTTACTCAAATAAAATGTCCGTCGCAATATCGCTTGTTTGTGGCTTTGTTAAATCCAGGGTGTACGTCTTTTCATCAACAAACCCGAGCGCTGTTTGTTCGCCTGACAATAAATCCAGGGTGTACGTGACTGAGTTGCACAACATGCGCTGTTGCTTGCCGAGATAATCATCAACAACCTGGTAGAGTTTGTTCGTTCTCCATAGATCGCTATTGTCATCGGTTGGATCGACGCGATAGCCATGCACCGTAACGGCATAGATCAGGCCGCGAGCACGGCGTATGTCGGCCTCCCATTTTGCCCTAGACTCATTTTGAGAATCTGAATTTGGCACCTCTGACACTAAAATAAGCTGTCTGCCAATTCTGATATTAGGATCAAAAGCACCACCACTTTGATCGACTACTGTAGAAATTTCAATCTCACCCGCCGCATTAATAGCGGGTATGCCAAGTTGAGAGGCGAACTTGTAGACGTTATATCTTCCTGTCGTATCGAATATAAAACTACAAGCCAGTATGTTGTTGTCATTTGCGCCGATGATATGTTGAACTGCGCCAGGGGCGGCCTGGCCAGAGTTTGTATCAATAACGATGTTACCATCTGCATCGGAGGTTAATAACACTTGTCGCTTGCGTGCATAGTCCTCGAGGAAAGAAAAAGCATTGTCACCGGATTCGATAGAGGCCAAATCTTCCGCCACATTAAATGGATCGGGGTTAACTAAATCAATGACGCTAATATCTAAACCAATCTGATCGAGCACGGATTCAATAAGCTCTTTTAAGGTAATAGGTGGGCGGATGTCTATCGGATTTAATGTGCTATCTAATAAGTCCCCCGTCTTATCACGGCCCTCGATAAAGATGGTGTGGTCATCAGCGCTATAATCAACAGTGACAACTTCAATGTTGCCGGTTAAAACAAGCTCGCCATTGACAAGAACCTTGCAAGGCTCCCCGCCTTTAAATGGTAGAGGGGTACCTTCGGCTGCAACCGCTTCAAAGCTAAACGTATTTGATAGGGCGTCTAGTCTTATTTCACAACTTGCCGATGAAAAGTTATCATATTGAACGCCGTTTACTTCGAGTTTTATCGTCATTTCGTCCAGCTTATGCCGTCAATATATCGACATCGCCCTCAACAAATGAAACATCGGTAATCCCATTTAGCGCAATGATGTCCTCTGCCGATTCTGACTCGGCATAGTATTGAAAACTTAGCAACCTGGCCGATGTTATGTTAGTGAAAATAGAGATTACTTGTTTTGCCGATAGGCGTTGCTCGTCGAAAAAAGTCTGAACGACAACCCTCATGTCGGTCAACGTGGAATTAATATCCGGATTAGAATCGCTGTTATCAACAATGAACCTGTATTGCACTTCAAGTTCTTGCTCGGCCTCTTCAATCTCAGCTACCGTTTCAAAACTTACTTGCGCAACTGACACATAGGCATAACTCAGGGCTTGTGCATTAATAGCTTGGTTTAATATGGCCCTGTTATTCTTTCTTTCGATTAACTGTGCTGTTGTTGTAATAATATTATCTTCGTCATTGTCCCCGAATGCGAACAAATTAATAAACGATTTTGCTGTATTTTCTATCGTGCCAAATAAGCCATTAATATTATTGAATAGATTGCTTATGCTTAACGACAAATCATTGGGCGCAATAATCAATGAATTAACATTGGCGGAAAACTGACCAATAAAACTATTAAATTCATTGATCTCGTCTGCTGCTGCCCCGATAAATGAGGTTGCGTCAATTGCAGATTGTATTATCTGATTAACTTTATTCTGCGCATCAATAAAATTATTCGTCAACTTTGGATCTACTGAAAAATTAGCTGAGATATCTTGGGTAACAGCAACGTCAACACTCCCCCTCGATTGTTCAATCTGAGATAGCGCTGTAATAGACTGGACAGGAATGCCTGTGTTGCTGCTTGTTTCAAAGGTAACAAATAATGTAGACAGACCAAAATCGGTTAAAGTCTCATTCGTAGAATAGGTAGTGGCAATAACATTTTCGATACGGCCATGAAGCGGGTGGATTAATGTGCCAGGGCCTTTGTCTTCAATGGCTGCAATCAACCTATCTCGATATTCAAAATAATCCTCAGATGGCTCTGCATTGGCGGCTGTTTTCCCGACATCTGATATGATGATATCAAGATCATATGTTCTTGGTTTTAGGCCAAGGTCTTCAATGGTTTGCGTATCCCGATTAGGAAATTCTTTTTTTACGAACTTTCGTCCACCTGTGATACTTGCGGACCGAATACGGATCGGTATTTCTTTAAATGATCCCTCAAGTATTTTGTTTTCGTCGGTCAAAGCGTTGCGGGAACCATATTTAGTCCGAAGTCAAGGTTGCTGGCTCTCGTCCTCAGTTTTGTCGATTCTATTTTGGTCCCTTCGGCGGCGCTAACAACAATCTCGCCATCAACACGTGCCTTTTGTACTGGTCCCTGTACAGCAGCAGCAGCCGATCTTTCTGCCGCAGATACAGGCAATGGACCGCCTAGAAAAGAACGCCCCCTATTGATTCGTTCCTCTTCGCCATCTGTAAAAAGTCTAATCCCTCTTACTGGGAGTTTGCCAAAAAATGCCAATGATTTTATAACCAAGGTTAAAATTCCAAGCAAGGCACTAAGGGCATCGGACAAAATTTTAATATCTTCCGTAGTAATAGAATCAAACCACGCAGTCAGACTCTTCGTTTGTTTTACCAATATAGGTTCAAGACGATCAAAGGTTTTAATCATTGATTCATTAATGGAAATCCCTAGTCCGCGCATCTTCGCATTGAATGTTCCTAACCGAATTACTGCTTGTTCTTGCGCAACATTGGTGCCAGTAAGCGCTTTTGTCCATTGCTTAATTAAAGGGACATTTTTACGTAAAATCAAAATTGTCTTAAGAGACTCCTCGCCAAATTCTTCAACTATTTGGGTATTAGAAAGCCCAAGTTTCTTAATTATCTCTAAACTTTTTATTATCCCTATTTTTGACGGGGCAATCCTGCCCTTCATTGTTTTCTCAAGTTTAATTAATGTCCCGCGTAGCCCTGTCCCTGCCTCTCCGGCTTTTATTTCATTCTTTGCCAGGACTTGTATAAGTGCATTGGTCTCTTCAAATGAGAGATTAAATTGTGCGGCCACGGCACCGACATTCTTTAATGCTTCAGCCGTTTCGCCTACCAAAGATGCGCCTACTTTTGCTCCTGCTGCAATAACATTAACAAAGCGGGCCGCTTGATCTGCCCCTTTATTAAATTGGTTTAGGGCACCGACTGAGGCGCGAACGGCATCGGGGACCGCAATTCCAGCAGCATTAGCGAGAAGCAATACTTGCTCTGTGACAACAGAAAGAGATTTAGGATCTTTCAGTAATTCAGACTTTGCCGATGCTATTTGAGTAAATGCGCCAGCCACTTCAACCTGTGCAATAGAGGACGCCTTTGCAAGTCGGAATGTTTCGTCTCTCAGTTTAGCTAGGTCTTTCCCGGCAGCGCCCGTGATTGACGACAAGTCTGCAATAGAATCTTGGAAGGTCGCACCTGATAAAATCATTTTTCTAAAAGCAACCGCGGAGGACACGGCTATGCCGATAAATGTGCCGATTGCGACTTTTTTTAATTTTTTAAAGGCTGGTGCAAGTTTATTTACTATTGTCCTAGAGGCTTTTTTAGCCCCTTTGTCTATCACTTTTATTTGTTTAGCGACGTTTTTCGCCGCTCTCGAAAACTTATCTTTTAGATCAATAATAAAACTGACTTTATTCGCCACTTCGGCCTCTCATTCTTTAGGTGAAATCTTGACGCACTGGTCAAACACATTAAAAAATCGTGCTATCGAAACAGACTCTAGCCACCGCACGTTATACCCACCTTTAGACGTTATCATTATAAATAAAAAAAACTGCGCTACTTCCTTATCTGTATACGCTCGAATGCAATCATGATCTTTGGTCAATGAGCGATTCAAGCTAAGATAAAATTTGCGATATATTCTCCTACGAGGTTTTGAAAATCATCAATGGACATCTGGTCTATTAAATGGACATTAAATTTCTGGTTTTTCTCCCCATCTATTAAGGCGACACCTTCTATAAATAACGCTTTTGCCTGGTCAAAGACAACATTGATGTCAATGCTATTACTGCAAAACAGTAGTGTTAAAATTAAGTCTGCGGTAATGTCGCTGTCTTCGTCGCTCTCTTCCTCACTCTCTTCCTTACTGTCTTCCTTCGGGTCGATCGTCTTCAATGAGCTTGTTTTTTCGTTCTCTAAAGAATCTTTACGTACAAGCGTCATGACTGATTGCTTTAATCGAGATGCAGATCGGTGTTGTTTCATTGTTGGGGCCGTTAAGGTAATAAAGCTAGCGGTCCTTTTTTCGCCCTTCCCCTTAACGGTATAGTCAAACGGCGAGGTCAATTCAAATAATATATCTTTTTCATCACCCATGCTTTGTATATCCTGTTTAATAATTACTGCGCCGGATTCGAGTTAAATTCAACTTCAATATTGCCATCGGATGCAAAATTTGATTCAGGATCTTCTAGGATTGCAGCCAGTGTGAATATTTTAGTAAATCCGGAGCCATTCGGGCCAACAAGTTCGACCACATTGTTATTGTCGTTTGATTTCCATTCACGTTTAAAAGCCTCGTTTTCCACCGTGGTTGGCATTGAAAATTTGACCATGCCAATTTTCGTCGCCAAGTCTTTAGAGAAAACTTGCTCCGTTTGCCCGCCGCCCACAATCGCGTTTCGGATAACGTAATCTCCGAATCCATCTTTAGCGGATAAACTGTCTGCGGTATAGGCAATAACAACATCGTTTACCAGGATGGTAATGTCATTCATTTGTAAGGCCATAATAAAACCTCCTATAGGTTAATTGTTGTTTAAGCCCCAGTATCAAATACGATCTTCATCGTCGCCGCTATTTCACGCAACTGTGTCACGATAGGCACTTCCATCTGAATGGTGGCCTTCCCAGTTGCCAAATCAAGAGCAATAATTAGGTTTGTGTCAAAAAATACAAGCGCATCTTCTCCTGCTCGTAATAAAACAAAACCTACTCCACTCAGATCTTGATATAGGCGTTTAGTAAAGCTTCTGATAACAAGTTCATTAGCTTGATCATGGCCCTTGACAACATCGCCATCGGTTAAGCGTGATTGTGCAAACCTGGCGGCATAGTTATTAGCGAAATATTCCCGAGACTGGCTTGCCGTATCCACAAAATTTAAAAATGTGAACGTTGGATCTGGGTTTCCTGCAAAATCTGTTTTGTACGTGGTAACTATTTCACCACTAACGATAGTGTTGTCCGCCTTGTTATTGCCGATAACTGAAATTCCATCGTCTTTTAAATCCTCAATTTCAGTATCGTCAAAACCCCTGCCGGTTTGTATTGGTAACAGAATAGAAAAAGGGATATTAAAATATGGTTTTGATGCTAAGTGAGGACCACCGAAACTGTCCAGAGGACCATTGTTTGTTATGGTAAAATCGGCTATTGAAAATCCATCCGTATCTAATCTAAGTCCACGCAATCCGGCAAAATAAGAAACGTTGACCATGGGTATCTCGACAATATCAGGCCCGGAGTAATTCGCCTCAGTTTCTTTTTGGCCCCCAAAAATAACTAGGCTTTGACTATTTAGTGCTGCGCCCAAAATCTTAAGATTTGATACGGTATCGGCGAGCGCGGTGAAAGCGACGCCATCCAGCACCTTGCCATCGGCATTGAATCGAGGATCTAATAAGGCGAGCACCTCGGTTGTGTCGTTCGGGTATGGCCATACAATAGCCTGGTAACGTTTATCTCCGATGACATCGAATACACCTGTTAACGTTGGATCAGTCGCCCCACCCGACATTCCGACGACTGCTGTCGTAAAGCCTGAAACCGATCCACGGACTTCAAGAGGGATGCTATTCCCATAAGTTCCGGTATTAACGGCGGTTAAGGTAACTAACCCCATACTCTCAACTGACGTAACTGGCGAGTCGAGATTTGCGTTAATAACCGCATCGATTGCAACGCCAACGGCATCGTCTGTATCTGTATTTGAGACTGCAATGTCGAATTTAAAATTTCGTTCCGATCCGATGATAATCGTTAACGTCCCGTCTTCAGTTGCAGTACCTGTAACTTGAATTTCGCCTGCGGCAAACGATGATCCGGCATCATCAAGGGCAATAGCATCCACCTGGACTTGCTGATTTCTGATTTTATTAGCACGGATAAGAGTTGCCAACTGGCCATTACGACCAAACAATGCATCCTCTGATCCGTCATTTGGTATTGACTCATTTAGAGCGCCAGCCGTGGCCGAGCCAGCGGATGTTTTTTGACCGACAAACAGGATCTTCTGTGCCGTATTTCCAACTGGAACGCTTGCGTTAACTATATTAACCGTAACTTTCGGCTGTATAATCTTGGTCATTTTTGTTACTCCCGTTATTCAGGTGTTTTTGATTTAGATGTTTTTGACTCTTTCTGAATCTCAACACAATTATCTTTTTTAGCATCACGTAACCGCCTACGCCAGGATACTGAATATGGCGTGCCACTTTCATCGGCGTCCACCTTTACCGTTACGCCAGCAGCGTAGCCAGGGATATTTTTGAGCACCTTTATTTTAATTTTATTCACTCTGTTTGCTCCTAAATTATTAGCATGAAGCCAAATATACGGCTATATAACACAATTCAAATTAAGTTTTAAGTTTTAAGGCAAAAGCTATCGTTAAAAACCACACAATAGATTTTTTGTATAGGGGTAAAATTGCGAAATTAATATTAATCCAACGGCTCATCATCTAAATCAATCTCGGTTGTAAACGTTTCAGTGCCAACATCGAGACCCATTGTCAATGAAATATCACGGAACGCGACATCAGGATCGACTCCGACAGTGTCTTCAAATGTCATTTGCAATGTCTCTTCAAACGTATATCGATGCACATAAACAGCGGCGTTATAATCATGGAATCCATGATCGGAAAATTGCAAGGGATTAACAAACGGAGCCGACAACAATGAATCAAATCTTTTAAAAAGAATGCTCTGGCAAATTGGTAATAGTAATTCCTCCGCCCTGTCCCTGGCCTGGCGCGCTGCAATCTCGTTTGTCGAAGGGGTAAACAAATACAAGGATAAAGCCTGCGTGATTCGTTGGTTAAAGAAATTGGAGCGCTGTATATTGTCGTTTGAATCGGTAGTAATTTGACGATTTTTGTGTGCTATTGCGTTACCCATCACAACAAAAAGCCATATATTTTCCTGAATCTGCTTTGTGTAAGAAGCTACTATCCGTTCATAACTTACTGCTGATGATATGAGAGGGGTTGTTTTTGCAAAGATTGTTCCGCTAGCCGGGGTAAATAAACCAGTGTTCGTTACTTCATACTCAAACGTGACCGTAGACGGGACTGCGGTGACATCCCGCAAACCATTATAGGTATTAAAAATATTTTCGCCGTTTATCAACAAAGGGGATCCGGTGGCAGATGTTGGGCCACTGTCCGCTACTTGGAAGGCGATAGTGCGGCGGTTAGGTACACTCAATAGTTTAAAAGTACCATTAAATTCTGACTCCGCCGCGCCTTCTATCTCGACGTTTTCAAACCCCTTTGTTTTTGTCACATCATGATCTGATGCTGTCACCATTGTGGCGACAATGCCAACCCGGTCAATGGAGGATATGACTATCGGCGTCCTGGCACCGACAATATTTACTAGATTTCCTATCGATAAGGAATGATCGCTGGTTGTAGTGACGGTGACGGTAGTACCTGACCGCGTCAGCGACGACACATCACTATTTATTGTAAAGTCGTCAACAAATGTCGGTAGCTTTGTGGCTAGCTGATTAACAATGTCGGATGCTCTCAATCTGAGTGCCTCATAGAAATAGATTAGTTACATCGTCATTGATTGCATCGTTGATATTCTTTTCAAGATGCTGCACCGTTATCCCTAGATTCTTTTCTATGGCTATTTTAAGCGACGGCCTTGTTCTCTCAAGTTCCTCGGCATATTCCGGGGCATCCTTGCTTGCACTGATTCCGTATCCAAATTCAAAACTTGTAGATCCCTCAATTTGAAAACTCAATGATCTCCGTGTGGCTCCTGTTAAATTAGCATGCGTCTCGCCAGGAGCGGATGCAACGTGGCGTCGTCTTCGACCCAATTTGTCACGAATAAAATATGTTTTACCAAATTTTTCCTTACTTAAAATTGCATCACTAGCACTTTTAATAAGAGCATTCCCAGAATCGGACATGCCTTGACGGAGACCTTGTTTGGTCCGGTTCTCAAGGCCGAGCAATACCTTTATTACTCTGCGATCTTTTGGGTCTAATTTGAATCCAGTGGCCATGTTTAAACCATTCTATATTTCATAAAGCCCAGTCTTCAGGGCGATTATCTACCTGATTAAATGTGCCGACTAAGTTTTGCATATGCTCCGCTGCTGACGAAAAAAATCCCCATTCTTCATTGCTTTCAGACTTTGTGACAAAGTCCCATTGGTCCATTCGATAAGAATTAGCCTCAATATAAGGGCATCCGATATCTTGATTAATCGCTGCTAACGAATCAATAGCATCTTGTTCGTTTTCCCAAATTAAAAATTTCATTGGATTAAAAATCTCATTTTTAATTTAAACACAACTATATGCCCCATTTAGCAATTAAACTATTTTCCAAAACTTGTATTTCACCCGGACTTAAAAGCCGATCATAAACTAATAACTCGCCAATACGCCCGCCCATTGATGAAACTCCCGCTAATAATCTCCCTATCCTATCGGCGTTAACAACCACGTCGTTATGGATAACATCGTCTTTAAGAATACCATTCAAAAATATGCGTATTTCAATCGTAGATTCGAACTCACTCCTGAGAAGAAATGTTGTTCCTGTTATCGACGATGAAAAACTAAAGGATGCAAGGTTTCCTCCGGAAAAAGCGTTCATCCTTCCGAATGTAGTTACGTCAGGATCAAGCCGTATAATTTGTTGGTTAATGGTTGAGTCGGCAATAATATGCCCGTCGCCCGTCGCTTCGGTACTGACGAAAACAGCTAGCGCGGTTAAATCATTCGATGATATTCGAGAATCTAGTGACATAAACGGCCCAGACACGCCGACAAACTCAACTGCGCCTTTGCCATTAATGCCGGTAGAAAGAAAGGTAGGCTGAACTGATCCAGTGAACTGTGTCGCATTGTTTCCGTTAAAGCTTTTATCATCCCATTGTGAAACCAATCCGCCTGATTCTGTGATGGTACCTGTATCATCTGCATCTAACCACAAAGCCAACCCTTGCTGTGGAACAGGAACAATACCCCATTTTAGGATTAAATCAGATTCGATCTCTTGTCTATCGGCATCGTCCAGTTTTGAATCGAATACAAGGATCTGGCCTATATCTATTTCAGCGGAATTGGTTGTTAGTGAGCCGGTCACAGTGCGCATATCTCCGACAATTATTTCATCATCCATTATATTTGGAATGAAACCCGGATTAGTAGATGAATGTTCTGTCTGAATAGCTCCGTTGACATATAGATCATGCTCCCCATACGTCGCGCCATCAGCCCATATCCAAGTGGATAACATGGGAATGTCTGAAAGCCCCCACGGATTACCAACAAACCGCCTGTTTCCGTCATTAAATTTAAATTCAGACGTATTTAAATTTGTGCTAATATCAAGCCCGCGCCCTAGACCGCCAGTATTAATTTCAGCACCCCAAGACAAAGCGGCGTTATCGAAGTCATTATCTGACACCCTAGAAATAATAAACACAGTCCCAGCATTCGATCCGGATATTCCGAGCGGACCACTATGAATTAGGTGCTGACATATTTCTCCAAAAAGATTGAAATTAATTATATTCAAACCATTAATATTATTAATACCAGTTTTCGGCTTATCTAATTCTATTGACTGGAAAAAATTACGATTATTTCCGCTTTTATCATCCCATTGTGAAACTAGTGTGCTTGATTCTGTGATGGTACTTTCGTCACTGGCATCCAAATCTAAAAGCAAGCCATCGGCAGCAACAATCACGGGCTTAATGATGGGTTTGATTAATTGCTTAATTATTCTGGTAATAGGCATGTTAATTAAGCCTTCGCCGCTTCGCCAGTGCCGCGCAATGTACAAAACAGGGCGAGCGATTCATTTCTCTCCTCGAAATTTTCTGTGGCGATAATATCGAGTTTTCTATCGTCTAATTCTACCCATGTTTCAGTGGTTATTGACGGATCAAATTCGATTGTAAATATGTGCGTCACATTAAAAGCCGTATCAACCCCGTCAAATATTTCCTCGCCGGTTTGTGTTTCAACTTTTGCCCACACCTCTGATATGTCTTGAAAATCCTCCTCGAAATCAACGTCACCAAAGACTGGCGCAACAATGTCACGGCTTTGTAATGTAATTAGCGTATCCCGGTCGCCAATGCACACCTTGCGATGTTTCCGTCTGAGAAATTGACATTTAGGCATGATTTAAAGTGAGGTTATGCTCAGAAAACGGGCGTTAGCCGAGACGGCTATATCGTTTGTAGTGTCCAGGTTAGCAATCTCTACACGCACACGATCATTTTCATTTAAAGTAATTAAATCGTTAGACGTCACATCAGTTGTGTTGCCGCTCTGCGTTGTGCTTTCTGATCTGACCGGAGGTGTAGCAGGGAATCCGGAGCCTGTATCGATGTTGATACGCATTGATAATAACTCAGTTCCACCGCCCCCTATCTTCTCTAGCGATGCATTTGCTTCAATTTTTACTTTTGTTGGTATCTCTGACAGAAAGGTAGCAATACCATCACTGTCAACGGACCATTTACTATTCTCCACCGAAGCTGTTGTCCAATTGCCACCGGCTACAGGGACAAATACACCTATGGTTACTATGGCCACCGTCTCTGCCGAAGTCATAGTTGAAAAGAAACTAATAGTGGTGTCAGGTATTGGGAAACAATTACTGAATTTATACCGGATGTCTGTTTCTAATATGCCGCTTAATGGCGTTATGTTTGGCGTATTAAATTGACAATTATCAAAAGTTGCCAATATGTTTGGTGAAATGTTTGCGCTACTAGCATCGCCATCGATTCCGATAGCGGCTACTGATTCACCAAAAAAAGAAAGCCCATTTACCTGTAAACGATCGTTAACCACGAGGCCAGTCTGCAAACAAAATCCCTTTCCTAAATCTTCTATTTGTATGTCCGCTTGTTCTATAATAATAGAGTTAATTTCTGCCCCGCCTATTATTATACCTTCGGAAGAAATACCAAGGCCATCCAAAAAATTTATGTTTTTTACCGTGAGATTAGAGATATCGACGCCTGCGAAAAATGAAGAGACTATCTTTACGAGCGGCGTCTCAGCGATTCCAGTTATGTTTTCAAGAACAATACTACTAATAGACAGAGACGGTGTATCGAATGCCAGAATCATGTTGTTGCTATTGGGCGCACTTAATGAAATATTAACCATTTTAAATGTCTCGACATTTAAACATGTAAACATCGTTAAAATACCCGTATATTCCCATAAAATATTTTCATTGCGGCCAGAAATAACCACGTTCTTACCAACGGTAAATCTTTTTTCTGTTACAAACGAAGCGCCCGGGATATATACTTTGTCGTCTTCAAGAAAAATCTCTGATGCGGTCTGCATGGAAAAATCAGCCTCGGAATTTATAACTATCTGATTTGCAGGGTTCGTCACCGCTTGCACTGCATCTACTATGTTACCTATCGTAGACTTTTTACTGGTCCCTGCTGCATTTTCTGTAATATCAGATATATCAACAACATGCATAAAGTCATCAAAAACCGGAACCACCAATTCGGCTAAGTCTGTTATTCTTTTATCTTCTGCCATATTCGATCAATATATAAGATTGCTTCCGTCTTGTAAGACATAGTTACTTCCATCTTGAAAGACAGCGTTGTCGGGAAACTGAACATCAAGTCCATCAAAGAAAGTAGATCCTGGTGATAGCGCTATGATTCCTTTACCACGTATCGATCTCATAAAGATCCGGCTTAGTGGCTCTAGCGTGTACGTAAGCACTTCATGCGGAGTGAGGTGATGGCCACGTAATTCGCTACTATCCGGTTTTATATTGGCCTCAACATAGGCAACAAGCGTATCGGTTATATTTGATATGTACCCACGTGCTGCCGACTCTGACACCTCAACCCAGTCATTTTCATTGAGTTGTATGAAAACCGTAGTTGACATTTTTTACTGCAATATGTCACAAAATATATTGCTTGCCGACCCACCGGCACCTGTTAAATCCGCCCTGAGTTTTGAGCCGAGTGGGAAATAATCAATTTTTATGCTCGCTTCTGCCATGATCGTGCCGCCCGGCAATGTGGCAAATCTATCTCCAGAGTCTTGCAAACTTGCCATCTGTATTTCGACCGTCCCGCCATCAAAATCATCGGCACGTACATTGACGATAACGCTGCCGCCGATGCCTTCAACTTCGTCGCTGGTTGTATTGGCCGATACATTGTCTAGCAAAATTGTCATATTTTATATTCTCGCTTTTTAAATTCTCACTATTCTGAATTGATCGTAAAATGCAGTGGCCCCGGACTCCTTGGCAGCATCTTCGATATCTGGGCAATCCCCCCTGTTTACGTATAAATTGGCCACGTGCAACTTAATAGCATTAATAATTTCATCTAAACAGCGATAGGCTTTTGTCGTAAACGTGACCTCAATGGCTTGCTCTCTGTCGTCTGTATCTGTCGGCCAATCTTTATCCTCAAACAGCAATACCTCCGAACTCTGCGTTAATTTTTTCAGGTAATAATCGGTGTTTGTCACTGTCACAGGTGAGTCATCAACTAAATGAGTTATGCTATCAACAACGTCAACAGGATCGCGTTTCAACTCTATGCGTTCAGTTTCATGCACATGGTGATGATGCCCGTGCGTATGCACCAGGCTATGTTCGTGCTGAAACCTCTCCGAGGTATTGTCAAAATCAGAAAATGAATCAAGTAAAAGTTTCCATTGATTGGCTCTGAACGCGCGCCCGGTATATTTCTCTCCCCACCCTGTGGCCGAATCAATCAACGTTTGTATTAACGAATCCTCGTTAACAATGGTCTTTTTGAGGTAGGCCTTCATGGCAGCTAATGAAACCGGCGACGTCCCGAAACTAACCAGTTCATATACTTGACTCAACCTTCGGCAGCCTTTTTATCCGCTGTTGCAGGATTATTTTCTGATTTCCTTACAACCTGCTTGGCTACCTTTTTGGGCCTACCCCTTTGGGGTTTGTCAGTTTTTTCGTCGTCTAAGATAGTACACTTGCCCTTTTTTTGTAACTTGTAGGCAATATTGATTGAAATACTAACCTTGTCCCCTTTCTCAACCTCTAATTGTGGCAGCCAAGGTTCCTGTGCCCATCTGCCCTTTTTTAAAACTTCGACGATTACTTTTTCTTCTGGTAAAGACATTTTTACATTGTCCTCCTTATTATTGTGCTACAGGGCCACTGTGTGGATGGCCTAAGACAGATATTGCAGAGAAAAATCCACCGGAAGTTGTGCTGGTTGAAACTATTGACAATCTTTGGTAGCGGTCTTTCCCGATTGAACCGACTCGTTTAGTCACATCATCATCTGCGGCAACGAAACCAGTAAGTGAGCCTAATGTTAGCTCGGAAGACAAGACCGCCGCATCCGCTAGCGCGGCATCGTCGCCCTCTTCCAGGAGTAAGGCATAAGCACCATCGGTAATCGTTCCTGATTGGATGATAAATTCAATAGATTCAAATCCTGACGTGTCAATTATTTCGCCAACAGTTGTCGTATCGCTTGTAATCTCTTGGTTCGTTAATGCAACCCTGTCATCGATGTTGCTGTGCAGATCAAATTCAGACATTAGTTTGTCTCCTAAAAAATCAAGTAGGGGCTGTCTCCAACCCCATGTTGGGCTACGGAAAAATTATTGTACTTTCAACAACGTTATGGCTTCAGGCAAAGTTACTTTGCCGTTGAGCCATCTATGCATAGTAAACTCAATAATTGCTTTTCTTTTCTCCGATGTCTCATCCCGAACAACGCTCATTCCGGTACGGTCAACAACGGTATAACCTCGTTGGAAATCTCCGAATGCAATAGGGAATGAGCCGTCTGCTATATCAGGCATATCCTCTGCGACGAGATAATCAAACCCATTGAGTGTGAGTGCGACGGGGCCATTTAATCCGGGCTGCCACAAAAAGTTATTGTCGGTTGCTTTTAGCGTGCGAAGGAAAGCCAAGGTGCGCCGATTAAAAACATACATTGGGTTGTAACCTGTTTTTAATTCCCCGGTTAGTAAAATAACATCGGTGGCCGTAACCGTGTCATTCGTTTCTGTTACTAATGCTTCGTCTGTTATCCTCGAATCC